ATTGGCTGTAGCGAAGTTTGGATATTATCTTGTAAGCGATTAAAGTCAGAAGAAGTAACTGGACCAGAAGCGGTAGAAGTAGTTATTTTGGTAAATTTTTGAAAAGCCATTAGAAGCCACTAAATCCTGAACCGTACCCTGCTCCCCATCCCCAGTAACCAGAAGTATCTCCGTATCGATTATCTACGACATGTTTTGGACTGCCAGCATCTCGATGACCTGCCATGGCATCAATTCGAGTCTTTAAGAGAGCTTTCTGTTCAATAAAGATACTTGGATCTAAATTTTGTTTGTTAAGTACTTTAATACAAACATCAATAACAGCATATTCCCTCCAGGCTTGGTTCTCAAAATAAGAAGGAATTGGATCTGTGTCATTCACCAATTGTACATACATTGGCGTATACCATAATCGATATTGACCGATGGCAGATGTTTCTGGCACAATAGCGACATAACCATCTTGCAACATATAATGCAAGTTTGGAATACCATAGTTATTAGCCACGAAAGTATTAGAAAAACGAGTTTGTTCTTTCAACATAAAACGCTTGATGGTGATCCAAGGTTGTTGTTGAGAAGTAAAAGTATAAAAATCTATCTGACGCATTTGATAGAAATTGTCTGGTAATGGAATTAAATTGCCAGAAGTAATTGTCACTAATTCTTGGACTAATCGATAGTCTTCTTGTTGTGAAACTAAAAGATCATCTAATTCAGCTAATGAAGAATTAAGATAATATGTAAGCTCCGTATTGGTGACGAACTCACTATTCTCTTGGTTGGTTAAATATCGAACTTGAGTTTGAAGATCCGAAAGCGTTGTCATTATTATCCTTCTTAAAAATAAAGCCTAATTATGTAGAGTTTAAAAATACATAATTAGGCTCTATTTGCTCACCACCTTTTACATACCATCGTGATCTGTATCTTCCTCCATCTCATCTCCGTCCTTGAGAAGATCCACTAAATCTTTGAGACATTTGCATAATGCTCTCGCATCTCGATCTTCCACGGCTTGAATGACCGATTCACAAATAGCTACACAGATTTTTTCCTTATCCATACCTTCTGATTCGTCATGAGGAAGATCCTTATCTTCACCCATCATTGGCATAGATGGTTTCTTTTTCGCTATAAGAATGGATAAACTTGGCATTGGCATCGTTTATTCCTTTCTTATAGTGAATTACTATTATGTGCTCTAATATCAAACATTAGACCACCATTTGGAGGAGGATCAGCTGGACTACCTCCTGAAGTAACTTGGAGAAGTATTGTCGGTAAGGTGGTAGCACCTCCTGAAACTGAACCAAGTTTGATTGATAATACTTTAACGATGGTAACATCCGTAGATACATCATCTGATAAGACATCCACATGGACATATGGAATACCAATCCATAAATCCGTTAAAGTAACGGTATAATTGCCTGTGGAATTTCTAACAATAGAGCTCATCCAAATTGGAAGAGTATCACCTGTTAGTAAGCCAGAGGCTTCTACTGCACCAACATATCCATCTAAAATGAATACTTCTGGTACCAGCGCTTTTGTAAATTGAAAACCATATCTGTCCGCCAAAATTAACCTACCTTTTTCTTGGCGAAATACGCCAATCTGGATTGTGACATTTTTAGTCTCGTCTCTGCTGAGTGAGCGTGTCCTTTATGTGGATTCGCTTTTCCTTTTTTGAGATTGGAGAGTTTGGCTCTTGTTTCATCGCTGCACTTTTGACCAAGGTGCGATTGCGACATTAACATAATTGTTTCTGCGGTGTGCTTTTTGCCAAACATAGGATTATTGACTCCAGACATCTTATCGATAGTCTCTTTAGAGTGCTTTCCTTTAGAACCGCCTGAACGAATGTTGTAACCGTTTTTGATTGAATCGTATTTTTGAATAAACTCAACCTCTAACTTATCTGCACATTCTTGAGTGTGACATACCGTAATAAACTCGATCTTGAAGTTATCTTTTCCGTATTTATTGAAAGCGTTCACCAACTTATGACACTTACTCTTGGACTTGTGCTCGTTAAAACGTTGCGATAATGCTTGCCACGTTTGACCGATGTAAACCTTAGAGGTTAAGTGACTTGTGATTTTGTAGATTATATTTTGCATAGCTGTCATGCGGAAGCTACCTGAACATTGATGTTAGCAGAAGGTTTGTGACAAACAAGATTAGAGAAGCTCATGAAACGCATCTCGAGACCTGAATCTGAACCTTGACGAAGTGAGTCGCGACCATCGAGATCCCACACGAAAACAGCTTTACGAACCGAAACCAGCTCCCATTCGGAAAGTTTAAGACCGAAGATATTGGTAGCAGGACAGGCACGAGAAGGAACTACCTTAATCGGTCCGCTTGGACCCATGATTTCAATGTAACGGAAGCCAACGGCTGGTGTAGCACGGAAATCAGTGATTTGCACCTTTGAAGAAAGCGAACTACAAAGAGCCGCAAACTTTGGATAATTCATGAAGAAATGTGTCACATCATCACCTTGCTCACTGACAGCAGAAGCAGCTTTAATGAGACATTCCTCGGTGGAAAGACCTGCACCATTCATGTAAAGACCTGCTAAACGAACATTGTCTAATGAACGATTAACACCTGAATTGGTGAAAGAATCACTTGAAGACGGTCCGCCATAAGGTAGCCATGATTGTAGACCATACATTTTGGCGCCTTGATCACCTGCTTGGAAGAGTACATCTCCATCAGCAGGAGAGACCCAACCGAAAGAACTATCGTTGATATTAATAGCTGCTCCAGCGGCATTAACAAGAGTAATTGAACCAGCAATACGATTAACTGAACCAACGACTGGATAGACACCAGCTCCACCAGCTAAAGCTCGAAGAGAACCAGTTTCTGAAGCCGCAGCCAAATCTAATCGCATTCCAACTTCAAAGTTAAGAGCCGATTTCGGATTAACAAAAGAAATGGTTGGAGAAGCAATTACCGTAGAAGTTGAAAGAACACCACGCGCGCCTGATCCATCTCCAAAGAGAGAAATCTCACAGTCGAGTGCTAAATTCTTTAACTGACCATCGGTAACTTGTGTGGCAGCTTTTAGGAAGGCTCCACGATCATTACCTGATTGCAAGATAAGTTGAGTTGAAATTGTCGCATCTTCCCAGTTTTGAACCAGAGGAACTTGGAAGTTAGCCACGGCGGTACCATCTACTGCACCAACATTTTGTGCCGTAGTGAAAACAGCCGAACGACCTTGACCTTGTCCATAGATAACTGGTACATTGTAGTAGCTACCAGTAATGTCTTCCGATTTTGGAAGCATGGCAAAGAGAGGATTTTTATCATATGTAGAGTCAGCTACCACTTCATCAGTGTAGTACTGTTTAAGTAGAGCTCCAAAAGAGGTAGAGGTATTACCTTGAGACATAGTGTTCCTTAACAATTAAGTTAAAAACAATAAAGTTATCTTTTTAGAAGACTGTCAATATAAGCATTTCGATCCGTTATTGGAGAGATATACTTTTTTACTTGACCACTGGAAGAGGATCCTCCAACGCTATTGTTCATATTATTTGTCAATGTTTTTGGTTGGCTAAATATTTTTTCTGGTGCAACCATGTTTGTCTCTTGGTCAGCAGCGAGGAGATTGGCAAACCTCTCTGCTTGCGTTAATGGCTTTTTAGTAGTAGAGGCAGCGATTTTTTTTGCCTCTTCTTCTGGATCTTTTAAATATTTCTTAAATTTGTTTAACTTTCCAGCTTTATCCAGGACTTGTTGGTATTGCTCTGACCAATAAGCTTCCATGGCATCGGCAGCTGATTCAGCGGTATAAGTCTCGCCAGTTTCCAAAAATGTTTTATACATGTTCTCATAAACATTTTGAATAGCGGCTTCTTTATTTCCATCAAACATATGAATTAATGTTTCATATTTTTCAGGATTATTATTGATAATTGGAGCCACGGTGGTATTCATGGCTTGCATATGCATTAAAGATTCTCGTTCGGTTTGCAATTCTTGTTTCATTTGTTCTTGAATTTCGGCATAAGAATCCAGTTTTTTTCTGGTATCTGCCAATTCGGCTTTAATTGGATCTTGTGGTTCAGCAGGTTTTTCTTCTTTTAAGACGAAATCGGTTAATTTACGATAGATTTCATTAGGTTGCAAGCCTAACTTCTGTAAAGCATCAATTGGATCGGTTGATGAAAAAGCCGCACGATAGGCTTCGGCTTTGGCAATAATTAGTTCCGCTTCCTTTTGTTTCTGCGAGAGCTTGCGCTCCATCTTAATCTGTTGTGCTAATTTATGAGATTCCTCTGCTTTATTAGACTTTGAAACTTCTTCGACTGGAGGAGTTGGTATGGTTGGTTCGACGGCAATTTCTGGCGTTGCTTGATATTTAGCTTCATCATAGCCAATGACGGTTGCCACTGGTTGAAAAGCAGGAGTTTCAGAAATAGAGGCAGAAACGAAGGCATTGCCTGGTGCAGCTGGCATTTGTGGTGAGGACATAATTCCTTTATTGTTGAGGTGAAGGTGCAACTCCAACAGCTGCTTGTGAAGCTTGTGGAGGTACTCCTGCTTGAGCGGTTGGTGCAGGAGATGGAGGCGTACTCATAGTAATTAAATCTTGAAGTTGATCAATCCAATTCTGTAGTAATTGAACTCTATCTTCCTCAACTCCATCTACTTGAGCTCGTAAAATCTCTAAATTAGCGATCGAAAGAGAAAGTTGCAGATTTAAAGCTGGAGAAGGTGGAATATAAATTCCATCATTAACAATTTTGGATAATATTTTTCTGGTTAATTCCAAAGGTGCGGTTTCAAGATTAACATAATCTTCCAGATCAGGAAAATCAATTAACTGCATGGCAAAATCTTTGGTAATCCAGCCTGCTTGAACATAATCCATCAGTTGATCCATTTTACCAGCTGGTGTCGAAGGAAGACCAGAAATTGGAAAGACTCTAATACCAAACTCATCTTGATCCAATTTAACATCAGACCATTTAATTTCTTTGAGAAATTTTCGATCCTTGACTTTAACAGAAAGAGACTTATCTTCTTTATAGAGATCGGCGGAAAGATCAATAATAATTTTAGCCGCCGTAATAAAGCACCGCTCCCATTCTTGACCGATTAGTTCAAATCTACCTGATGCAATATCAGCTACTTCTCGAATGGCAGCGCCTGATTTTACTTCAGGTGGTTTGGTACCAGTCGCATTAGCTTGTGAAATACCAGTAATTTGATAGGCTTGGTTAATTAACCATTCCACATGTTGATATAATTCAGGAGAAACGGCGCCTGGAGTAATAATATTAGGAGCTGCACCTGTATATTCGACAATTCTGGCAACATCATTAGTTGCCATATGATCGGCTTGTACCAAAGAACCATTCTCAATAAAGATAATAGGTACAGCAATTAGTTCTTGTGAGATTTGAATAACGCGCATAATTTCATTAATACGCATTTGGATTCCGCATAACTCTTCGGCTATGCCTCTTCCCCAGAAGCCATGCGGTCTTTCTGCCCAGCGGAAAAAGACAATTGGATAAAAATCTTTATCATATTCTTCCGACATTAAAGTACAATCATTAATACATAAAGCATGTTTGCCATCGGTGGCATCTTTGCCAGATTTTAAATGCCAAGATTCAATAACTTCTACCAAATTATTAACTTGATTATTTAAGGAATAATTAACTTCTTGCGAAGAAGCCATGATTTTATCTTCAAATTTAGGAAATTGATACACCAATTCATCTCTGGCAATAAACTTGCGACGATGCAGTTGCGTTGGCGTTTCTCGCAAGCCTTCCATATTATCAATAATTAATTCATCTGGCATAATCCATTCACATTTAACTTTGCCTTCTTCAATATGAATTTTTAAGGCACCTGTACCAGTTAAAGCGGCATCCAAAAAGACTTTTTTCATGACTCCATATAGATTTTTACCATTATCTCCGCAAGAATCAAACACACCATCCACATATTTAGTCAGCATTTTGGCTTTGGTTTGTTCAGCATAATTATCTTCGCCAAGAGTTAAGAATTGTGGTTTTGGTTGATTTTTAGCAATCATAGAACCAGCCGTATCAATGCAAGATTGCACCACATTAATTTGTAATCTTCGAGAATTAGAAGCACCTGCACCACCATTCATCATGGCATTTGGTGAATATGGCGTAAAGAAGGCTTCAGGATTACCATATAGGAAGCGATACATCCGACATTGAAAACGCCAAGTTTGTAGTTGTGTTTCAATAATATTACAAATAGAAAAGACGCTACCATGCAACATTTCATCATCTAATAACCACCAACGAGAAGCATGATCTTTATCTTTTTGCTTCTTTTTATCGGAATATTCGACTTTTTCGATGGTCGAAGTTAGAAAATTTTTGGCATTTGACATATTACTCCTCTATTCGAGAAAAAGGATCGGCAAGTAATCGACGCATGTCAAAATCAACAGGAGGTTTGACACCAGAGGCAGCGAATAAAGTTTCCGCTACTTTTTCTTTCTCTTTTTGAATATCATCTTTCTCAACCATCACATGTCGAGATTTGCGAATAACAATTCCTTCAAATTCAAAGGAATCTATTTTATGCTTTGACATAAGTTTCATTAAATCTTCAATTAATTGTAAATCACATTCCATTTTGATATGTCCTTTTATTGATTATGTCCATTGTTTCTTGCCAATAGAATTTCTAAATCGATGAATAACTTCTTGATCAGATAAATCTTTATTATCAAAGATTGATTTACCAAAATCAAATTGTTTAGGATCTTTAATCATACCAATCTTTTTCATTATTTTAAGAGTATCTTCGGCTTTATCCAACGATAATGGTTCTGGTGCCGCTTGCACTCGGTAATGCCTGGAAAAATGATAGGCGTAATTAAAAGCGTCACATTCATGATTTTGATCGGTAGAGACTTCATTATAACGACCTTCGGCTACGGCGGTAGCATTCCAAGTTAATTTTCTCATTTCCTCCAATAATCCTTTACATTCATGAGGATCAATCTTAATATTACCAGTAATAAGATCGGCATTAACCATGGCGACAGCTTCTCTTTTAGTTCGTAATTTAGTGGTAGGCTTAATATAAAGACCGTGATGTTTATTGATTTCAGCAATTGATTGTGCTGCCGCAGAATCTCCAACCATATTAGAAAATCGATAGATAGGTAGTAAGTCTTTAATTCTATTAGCGATATCTGTGATTGTCCATTCTACATGTTTTTCAGAATGAACGACATAAAGATTAGGATCGTGGCGATTATATGCTAAAATAGTCAGTGCCGAAGCATCTCGAAAACCAAAATCGATGCCAAGCACAAAGAACCAATTTTGTTGATCGGTAATTAAATGCTTAATTAAGAGAGGTTCCGTGATTAGATTTCGATCTTCATTTAATTTATAAACTTTAAGAGAGTTTTGCAGGACCCATTTGCCAAGAAATTGTTGTTGAAAAGCATCGGTTTCTTCAATGTTTGGAGATTTTAATTTTAGTTTATTAATTTGAAGAGTCGATTTTTCGGCTTGCGAGAGACCGTCTGCCTGTTTAATAGTATTATGTAAGGTATTCCATTCATGAACGGACCAACCAAGAAAACGATGACCATCCTGTCTGGTGCATTGATAAAAGAAAGAGTTAGTATTATCGGTTGGTGTGCCAGTCATAACAATAACACCTTGTGAGTCTTGCACAGTTGGTAAAAGAGCTCGATAAATTAAGTCTTCGGTATCAATTCGATAGGATTGAGCCTCATCGAGAAAGACCGCATGATATTTTTGTCCTAATACTTTTTCCATTTCTTTTTCATTGGCATTAATTCCTTGCATAAACAGCAAGGAACCATTTGGAAAAGTAATTTGATCATTAGTTGTTTTAGTTTTGATTCTAAAATGTTTGGCAATTGGATTGAGAATATCTTTGCGAAGCGTTCTGAAAGCTGTTTGTTTAGATAAGCCAAGATACAGAATATTGCAGCCAGGATTTTCCATGGCTATTTTAGCAATATAAACTCCAATCGTAGTCGATTTGCCTGCACGCCTGGTGGTAAAAGCCACTTTAAAGTCAGCAGGATCTTCAATAAACTCCTTTTGTTTATCAAAACAATACGATAGAATATCAGGAACTTTATCCTGTTGCTTCGCTTTTAAAGCTTGACGATATAAAGCAAGACGATCAACCATTAGTCCTTTTTAGGTCTGCCAGGTAGGCGTTTTTCTATTTTGGCTTCTGGTAGATAAATAATTTGGATAATATTAAAATCAGGCACAAAGGTCTGGCAAATTTTATCTTCTGCATTAGTCCAAATACAAAAGACACCAGTTTCGGCTCGTTGGAGAGCCATTTTGTCTGAAGCTTCTATATTTTTGAGTTCAGGCGGATAATGTCCAGTTAAAACTAAAGGTGCCACTAATCGTATAACTTGAATATCCATTTATAATTCCTTTTCTTTAAGTTGTAAAAGTAAATCAATAACATATGGATCATATGTTAATTTATATTTTTTAGCAAAGATTTCAAAGGTATCGTGAGTATATTGTGTGATACCAATTAATTTATCTTGCCATTGTGGATCGGCAACCGAGAGAAGATCATGCATAATATAGTTCTTTCGATATTTACCTTTCACATGTCCATTATGAATAATTAAATTATAATTTGGAGGAAGAAAAGAATAAGTTAAATATCCAAGAATAATATCAGGATCTTCTGTTAAGGCAGCAATTAAAGTCGTAGAAATAGTAAAGATATTTTTAATTTGCAAAGATTTATTTTGACAGAATAATCTTTTGGAACAATAAGAATGAGGTATATTAACAGACATATTTTTAATCCAAGAAGAATAAATATATGGTTCATCTTCTAATTCCTTAAATCTAATAGTAATTGGAAGAAAGCTTTTCATTTTGTCTTTTCAGCAATAATCAAAGCTTGTAATTGCTCTTCTGTTAAATCTTTAATATTATTATTAATTTCTTCCGTAATTTTCTTTTCTTCGGTCAGATCGACTCTCTTAAAAGAAGTTAATGTTGTTAAATAAGAAGATAATGTTTTCCGATCACTTTCCGTTATTTTATCTTTTAATTCTATCTTAATGATTTCTGTTTCCATTAAAGAGAGGATTCGATCAATTACCAGATCAATGGTAGGTTTAATATCTCGGCTCATTTTTTCCAGTCCAAAATAGTTTTTAGGAGTTTCTGCATTTTTGGTGTGCTCATTCTGGCAACGACGGCAGCCTGTCGAGAATTAGTTGGATTATTAACTTGGCACCAAGCTTCCAAAAAATTGTCTGCCAATTCTAATTTAAGAGATTCAAGAGTCGCAGGAGGCTCTGGTATAGCTTCTACGACTGAAACTAATTCCATAGGCACGCCAGCTTGTTTAGAAATTGAAATCAGGAGT